ACAGTGTATCACGCACTTGCATATTACATAATGCCTCGACTATCTAACTTTAGTGAAGATGATACGTTCCAGAGACAAATGACATTCTATAAGGAAAAATATCAGGAAGAGTTTGATGCTCAAATGAAGTCTGGTATATCTTATGATGACGACGGATCTGGAACGTATACAAACGATGAAGTTGAATTTATTGATACAGCGAGGTTATATAGATAATGGCATCTAGTAAACGAAAAGTTATACTTGACGATATCGTTACTAAGTTAAAGTCTATTACTAGTCCTCGCATTGGTAAAGTCAGCGAGAAGCCGGCAGAGTTTGCAAGATTGGCAAGAACTGCTTTTCCGTTCATTCAAGTTACTATAACAAATGAAACTAAAGAAGATATTGCTATGAATAGTTGGCGTCTAGCCACTATGGATATCGATATCACAGTTCATTTAGAAGGTAAATCGAAAACAGAAAAGACAGAAGAACAACTTGCAGATATCATTGAGGCAATCGAAGAAAAACTAGAAGCAGATAGAACTCGAGGCGGGCCAGAAAATGCTCAAATAACAGAAGTATTACAAGTCGGGGATATAGAAGTTTCTTCTTATCCTACAATAAACCAAACTATTGGCGTAGGTGTTCAATACACTTACAGTCAAGGTAACACTTAAAAAGGAGACATACTATGTCAAGTCAAATATTTTCAGGCTCACAAGGTATTGTTTATATTGGTTCGGACGCAGTAGCAAGTATTCGTAGTTTCTCTCTAGAGGAAACTCAAGAGACTATTGATGCAACTACTATGTCAACAACTGGTGCAAACGCATTCAGAACTAATAAGCCTACATTCAAAAGTTGGTCAGGCACAGTTGATGTGTTCTGGACAGTAACACCAGCAGGAACAAATACTGATGGTGGTGCCGCATCTGCACAATCAGAGTTCGGTGCATCTACACGTCCTGGAACTACAGAAGCAACTTTCCACTTTTGGCCATCAGGCGACAATTCCAATGAATTAGGGTATTTTGGTAATGGTATCATTACTTCAAGAACTATTTCAACGTCTGTTGATGGTATGGTTGAGGCAAGTTTTTCCGTAATCGGAACTACTGCTTTAGCAACTGAAAACGGATCATAATAATGATTAGAACTCGTGTCGGCGGAATAAGAACTGGTGATTCAGACTTCATTGAGAAGAAGTGCAAACAAGCCATAGATAATTTTATGGCAGATGCATTTGATATCGTCAAGGAAAAAACTCCGTTCGACACGGGTCGAGCAAGACGCGGATGGCGTAAAAAGAATAAGGGACGAAAAC